TAGAGGAAGGTTTGTAACGAAAGAGGTCTCGTCGTTCTCTGTGTAATCTTGAATAGCCTGTTTAAGCTGCGCGTATGTAAAACTCATGTTGTCACCACCGTTACTGTTCCAACTAAGCCTTGAGCAACCAAGTTGTCAGGGGGGCTGATACCTGGGATGTACGCAAAACCAACCGGATTCCAACCCCATTGTACCGCCCTTTGTTCCTCAAGACCAGTCTCCGGTCTCGGACTCATCAGTGCTTGAGGATCAGGAAAAGCCTTGGGCGGGAACAACTGCGGCTGTTTTGTCTCGAACTCATCGGGGCCGACCTTGGCACCAGTCCACTCTACCTTCATCTCACGAAGACGGTAACGGCGACCAGACCGATCAGATATTCCCCAAGCATTTTTTCCCGCAGCGTAAGGCATTAGACCCTCAAGTAACTCAAACTAGGTTGGAGCTTCAACGGAGTACGGCCTTGATCCTCGTCCGCAGCACGTTGGAACTCTTCCTCATAAATCGTCTTTAACATTTGAACCCGATCAGGGGCACGTTTGACGGCCATGTAGTAGGCCAAACCCGCAACCATACAAGGGTAAAACCGGAACGGCATGTCAGTTGTATTCACCAAGTCGTCAGCATCTTCGATCCTGCGAACATAGTAATAACGAATCTGATCCGTTGAGTTTTCAGGAACAGACCAAAGATACAGCTTGGGAGAAATCTGGCGATCTAGCCAGAACTGACTTGGCCTGCCCTGCGTTGTCTTGTTTGGCAGAGTAGCATAGTCTCCACGGCTGATCCGCTGCACTTCGTAGTCTGTATTGTTTCTACGCAGGACAACGTCTAATAGATCAACAACATCGGACTCTAAACTGTATTCTTCTGTGCCTTGTGTGACGGTGAAGAACGCCTGCTTTACCGTCCACAGGTTTAAACCCCGGTTAGCCCATTCAGCAAACATCAGGTTCAAAGACCGACGCGCTGTACGAGCGTCATAGCCAGTGCGGACCTCTAATCCGCACCGCTCGTATGCTTCCTCGATGATCTCACCAACATCAAGATTGAAGTCTCTTGAACCTGAAGTTGTCATTAGTACTCCCCAGCTTTTTTAAATCCGGACATCTGAACACCAGTGTTACAGCCCATGACTTTGCCACCACCCTTGTAGCCTTTTTTAATCATGCCACCGCCCATATAGCCGTTTAACATTCCACCATTCTTTTTCTCAATTACACCGCGACCAATCAGAACATCTTTCTTAGTCACTTTGCCGTCACCACTTAGATCTTTCATAGCATAACTCCTTCAGTTATCAAAACACTCTTACCAAACCACCATCGGCTTTCCAGCTAATCCGCTTAGAAGATTTCTTCTTTTTAGAAGCTGACGTACACTGCGCCATAGTAGGACGACAGGCCGGATAACCCTTGCGCTTTTCGCCCTTCTGACGACCACAGGGCTTACCAGTCTTACAGTCAACCCAACCCTTCCCGTCATTCTGGGAAAACCATTTGCGTAATGAGTTGTCCTTCTTCGCCATCAGTAGTTATTCGTCTCTTTACGACGCCCCTCTATAACTCCGCCGCAGCCGTAAGCAACATAGCCGCCATCCTTCATCTTCTTCTTAACCGGGCGCTTGCGTTTCTTAGAAGATTCGCCCCAGTTTGCGGCTCCCACCTTTCGACACTTGGCTACCGCTCCGCTTGCGTATGCGCTGGGCCACACCTTGTACCGAGCTTTGACTTTCTTTGCGCAGGCGTCGAGCTTTTTCTTTTTCTCGGCCATTACTCAGTCCCTCTGGAGGCTTGGAAATTTGAAAAGGTATTTGTCCACGACTTATCAAGGTTAGCCTGCCTTTCTGTTAGTGTAGTTACAGCTTGAACCAAGTGGTCCATTTTGACATTCATAACCTCGGTGCGTTTATCTACCGTAATTAGAGTACTCACCATCCAAATAATCCCTGCTGAAGCAAGCGCCAAGAATGTCCCCACAACCATGTTTAGAATGCTCTTATCCACGTCTTTATCACCACATCTTGCACGACCAATAACGGGCCGTTAACTTATCTAACTTCTTCGTGTCACATCCATGCCGCGCACGAAAAGACTTCCTACGCTTGGGGTCTGACTTCTTAATGGTCATGTTGGCATCACCAAAACGAATGATCTTTTCTTTGCCGTCCTTACAAGCCTTTACAACAGACTTCTTCCCGCCAGAAATCTGGCGCTTTGGCTTGTTGCATTTCATCTTGGACTTGTCGATCTTAGCCATAACTACTCCACAATCACTGATATGGTAGTGTTACTGGGAATCGAAACGTAGACACCTTTTTTAGCTAGTATACCGTCCCCAGGAAGAAATATTTCTTCCATACCTTGAGAAGTTTCATCGACTCTAAGTAATACCTTTCCGGACGCTTCTGAAGCGTTGTCGTAAAGTACGACTTGCCCCGTGGCTCCTGATTCATATGTCAAAAGCACACCTTGAAGCCGACAGCGCCGTTGAACCACCGCTGCCGAAGTCTGAGAGTAAAAAGACGTTACCTCACTACCGACCATCTCGACACCTACGACAAGATAATCGTAAGCTGATTTGCCGAGCCCGTGAACGCATCAATGTACACTCCTGCGCTGGCGATAATGCCGTCATCAGGAATGTTCATGACATGATGCCCCGTTGGAAACGTCTGGGTAAGAAGAACGGTTCCGTTAGTATCGCCGTTCTTGAGAGTAAACGCGCCCGCGGCAGCAGCGTAGATCACCACCTGACGAAGACGAGAACGAGTAGGCCCAACAATCGCAGCCGTTGTGCCTTGAACCCAATTATATGCGGTTACTGGACCTGCCATTTAAGTTCTCCTTATGGACGGATTACGGTGTTGTAAGCCTGCGCATACAGGATCGTAATTACAGCCACCCCCGCATTAGTTGCTGCGCTGTTTGTAACCGTCAGCTTCAAGTCCGCAGTTCCTGTGTTAGCCCACTCGCCTGTCCCACCGCCTTGTGTAGTGACAGTTTTAAGACCCGCAGTTGTGCCCGTTGCCAGAGTGTTCAAGATTGTAGTTGCACCACCCACAGTGTCACCAACGCTGATATTGGTTGTAGCATTCGCCGCAGTGGACAAATCAACAACACAATTAATAATCTTTGAGTTTGCTGGGATAACCATATCGGTTGCGCCCGCTGCAATCGCTCCATTGGAAAGATCCATGGTGTGAGTCTGCATCATCACAACATAGCCAACATTTGCGATGTCGCTACCTACGGTAGTCCCAGTTGTATTTCGGATGTTACCTGCCCGTATTGGGCCTGAAAAAGTTGTATTAGCCATGAAGATCTCCTGTCTTGGCAAATGTCAGCCGCACCATGCGACTGTCAGGGATGCCTAAACAATACAGAAGAATAAAACAAAAAGAAAGGGGCAACCGAAGTTGCCCCCAAGATACGAACTGTATCTATTCTTAGGCTGCGCCTGGTGAACCAAACACCGCACGAGGATCGCTGAAGCCGAAGCTATAACGCTCACGCGCTTTGAAGCGCATGTTACCTGTGTCGAAGTCAGATTCCATGTTGGTGGACATTGGAGTCCGCTCAAAGTGGACAAAACCACGAGGTGCGTCTGTCTTGATAAAGAACGCATCTGGATCTGTAAGGAAGTCGTTGACGGCATAGCCTTCAGGCAACATCCCCATAGAACGGATTGCGTTTGTATCGTTGTCCGCTGTACCAACACGCAAGTTGGAAACCATCAAACGCTCTGCAACGAATTGCAGCTGACGTGGGAGGACCAGCTTCATGCCGCGTAATGCGACTTTAAGACCACGCTCGTCAACAAAACCTGCGATGTTGATCAAAGCATCTTCAAGAGATGTTTCGTTCAAATCTGCAGCTACTGCTGGTTCGTTGGCAAACGTACCACCGGAAGTAAGTGGGTGGTTAGTTGCACACAAAGCAACTCCGTCGCCACCAGCAGATGCGCCAGCGGTGAAGGCATTGTTAAGAACTGCAGCAGCCTTAACTTGCTTTGAGTGTGCCATTGAACGAGCCAACGCACGAGTGTACCGCGAACCAAGACGATCATAAAGATTGTCTTCGATAGCTTCCTCAGTTATTGAGAATGCCAGCGCCACTGTTTCGTGGTTGTAACGAGCAGTGTATGCTTCGTTAGCGTCGTCAAAGTTAATTGCAGAACCTTCCCCTTTGGTCGGTGCTGCGCCGAAACCAGACAACATAACTTCCTCTTCGAATGCTCGATCAGAAGACTCTGTTGTAAAGATCTCTGCGTGTTGGTTTTCGTACCGGGAGTACTCCATACCAAACAGCGCGTTGAGGCCTGGTTCTAGCTCTTTCGCTAGTTGTGCGCGTGAAATAGCCATTTGTTAGACCTCCTTATACGCCAGTAGTCGAAGGAGTACCAGCCACAATCGCGCCGTTGGCGGAATTGAAACTGTTATTCAGTCGAACAATTAATGGAATACCAGCCGCTGTGTAATCTTGGTTCTCAGGATCGTCCTGAATCCCCATGATACGCAAATGTAGCGCAGCGGTGGCGGCGATTGTGCCCACGGCTAGTTTAGCAGACGAAATACCTGTGGTTGTTGAACCACTTGTACCTGTTGCAAAATTAGCGTTTGCAAATACATGACCACGAGCAGTTGCTTCGCTTGTCAATGTACCATCAGACGTGATGACGAATGTTTGCATTGGGTTGTCATACACGAAGGCTTTGACAGGATGATTAGAATCCGCGCCAGAACCGGGCCAGTAGTTTGAGAAAATTTTCTCACCAGTGGTCGACGAAACGTATTCGCATCCCCAGAACACACCAACCAGACCTACAGTACCCCCTGCTGCCGCGCCAACTATGTCAATAAAACCAGTTGAAAGCGGAATAACAGGAGAACCTTGATAGATCGCGTTAGTGTTTCCAGAGGCGATACGATACTCGGTCGCACCAGTGGTGTTCGCAGCCTGACCGACTACGCCAACCGGACGAAGTCCGAATGCACCGTTAGTGTTTGCCATTGTAGCAATCCTCTATTTTAATCAGAGTCGCGTCCGCGGCCTCCGAAAGTTACACGACTTTGCCGATTGTTCTGAATCGGCATTGAAGGATGTTGTTCCTTCATCAGGTCCTGATCTACAGCAGTCATCTGTTCGCGGGTTCTGCCCCCGTAATATGCAGTTCGTTCTGCTACTGTTTCTTCAGGTATACGGCACAGCATCAGTCCGCCTTGTCCGATAATGCCCTCATATCGACCATCGTCAATAGTAGGAGCTTCGTAGTTGGGGTACTCGTCCTTACGAACTGGTTCCCAACCTTCACGCAACTTAGCGTTTACGTTCATCTTGTCTTCTTCGCCGCGCATTGCGACTCGAATCCATCGATGCACGAACCCATCAGGTGCGGGTGGTGCGGAAAGGTGACTGGGCGGTGCCCATGGTTTTCTGCGCGTTTCTGTATCGCGGGTTTCGCTTGCGCGAGGTTTTCTATCAGCCATGTTATTACTCCTTCACATACTTGGCGTATTCTTCAAGAGGTACGCCTAGCTTTTTAGCAATCGCTACTTGTGAATGCGATAGCTTGACTGACCTGCGCCCTGACTTCGTACTGCGGGATGCGGAGTTACCAGCAGAAGCGACCTGACTTCCTCCACCCGATTTCTTAGACGCCTGAAATTTATGCGGAAACTCCGCACGAATACGACGATCAACCTCAGTATAGTACTCATCGCTGCTCGGGTCAAACCCCTCTTCATCG